TCTACTACTTCTTTAAAGTCATATAGTTTTCCAGGAATCTGTCTCATGTCCTTGTCAGGAGAGACAATAATATTTCCGGGGTGCTTGGTCGAATAAATCCCAAGGGAGTCGTCCGCTTCAAGTGTAGGTACTGCTATAACTTTATAATCTTTTTTTAATTTCTCTATGACCCTTTTAAAGCCACAGGGCTTTTTTCTATTTCTGTTTCCCTTATATTCGGCCAGAATTTTTTTCCTAAAATTATTAGGGGTTGTGAAAAACAGGATCATTTCGTCAAATGAGCCAAATTCCCTTCTGATCTTGCCTAATTCCCGTGAAACACACGAATAAGCTTCCTTGAAGGATGAAGTGACAACAATGACGTCATCTCCGAAATCTAGTTCGGTCTCTGTTGCGGCACAGCATTTGTAGACGATGTAGTCGCAGTCAATTAGTAATTTCATTTAGGTGGGTGATTGCCTCTATGGCTTTTTCAGATCTACGTTTACCAAAGTGAGGTAAGAACATTTTTAAGACTCGTATGACTTCTGTTTTCTTGCATATAGACCATTGCCAGATTTGTTTCCAGTGTGGGTTCTTTTTATAACTATATGGTCCATATAATTTCCCATATCCAACTACTTCTGCAAATTTTTCCATAACATCTAGATCTGTCATAGCTATACTAATTATTCTACTGTTTGGGGATTTTTTAGGAGCTGATATAGAACCTTCTCCTTCAAATAATCCAGCAGCCCAGACTATATCAGTGTACCTCTGACCAATTGCTGCCAGACTTTGCCTCTGCTGCGATTGGGCATCGTAATTTATAATATTCTCCAGCTTTAACTGCTGATAACTCAAGGGTGAACTTAACGTCATTTATATCGTGGGGGTAGCATTCGAATTGCAATTCGTCATGGATGAATCCCAATTGATGTGTGTGAACATTTATTTGTTTGAATAGTTGGTGAGCTATAACCATTTGCCGCTTCGCGATAATGCCAGCCGATCCCTGTAAAAGGTAGTTGAGTGCCTTGTGAGGGCTATCAACTAAGATCTTCCGACCATCTATAGCCTTGATAAATCCTTGCTCTTTACAGCCTTAAGGAGCTGGTCTAATCCATCAATAGCTTCGACATAAGCAGCTCTTATTTCCTTTCCTTTTTTCTTGGCTTTGCTAGGTGAAAGCTCTGGATCGACTGATATACCTAGTTTCTGGTCTCCAGCTCCATATAAAAAGGCGTATGATACCGTCTTCACTTGTCGCCGAGAAATACCGATCTTGTTTGCATTAACTTGGTGTATATCTCCTGTAAGGAGGATGTCGCGATACCTGCCTCCGTCATATCGTGCAAGATAATGGGCAAGCATCCGTAACTCAATCCCAGACAAATCAGCCCCGCACATAACGAGACCATCTGTTGCAGTGAATAGAGCGCGGAATCTAGGATCGCTCGGACTTTGGGAGACATTGGGACGTCTGTGGGCGCATCGAAAAGTATTAGTAGCTACTGAACAGTGATGATGTATCCGGCTAGACGTCGTAACAAGCTTCAGCCATGCGTTCACGCCTTCGCAAAGAATCCCTAAAAGCTTCTTCAGCTCCAGACATCGTAGAAATTTCATCGCTATATCCGACCCATGGTCCTTTAGAACCTTCTCGTCTATAACGGGCTTCCCGTTCGAGCTTATTAATGAGGGTGTCCATCCATAATGAGTAGTCAGTATCCATGCGATGTGGTCCCTAGAGGTAACATTTAGTTCTTTTATCTTCGTAAATTTGCATCCTTCTACATAACCTTTAGTCTGGTTATTTCTTTTAGGAGTGAATTCCGTGTCTGCCACGTAAGCGTGCCTGTTTCGAAGTACTTGAGTAACTTCTTCCAGTTCTCCTCGGAGATCTTGTTCAAGTTCCCATGCAGATTTCTCATCAAAGTGCCATCCATATTCCTCTTGGGTAGTAAGTATTTGTGCAACTTGATGCTCTAGCCAGCACCAGTCAGGTAAGTCCGGAAGTGCTCGCATAATTTCATAGTTACTTTGACGTCTTGGATGCAGTAGTCCTGCATTTCTTGGGTCCAAGCAGCCCAGTCGGTTGTCTCACCGAAATCACCTTTATATTCTCCTAACCTGTAGCCGTATGCCTTAAGACTATGTCGTCCATATAGGTTAGTAGGCATCCCCTTCCACTCTCTCTTCTTATCTACTTCATACATGTTTGGATGAAATAGGCGTGAAAGAACTAGGGTGTCAAATGGTTTACCTTCTAACTTAAAATGAGGATATACAAGCTTCAGTGCTGGTAAGTCATACCCGATTATATTGTGACCGATTAGATGTTCAGCTTTTGATAGTTCTTGTAAACCATCAACAATACTCGGGCAGTTACCTTGGTTGTTGTAAGCAGTTAGCTTATCTGTCGTAGTGTCATAAGTAACTAGACAGTGAACTTTAGAAACCTTCCGAAGTAATCCGTCGGTTTCAATATCGAATACGATCATTAGAAATCAGTGGATGGATTGAACGATTCGGTCTCCTCTTCGAAGACACAAGAGTCCTTGTTATATGTAAGGTTTGAAGCTACCCCGACGTCTCCCGTATAGCGGTTCTTAAGCACTCGCAGAACAGTGGCTCTATCACCTTCCTTCTGCTGGTTTGCTTCCAATCCCCATACGTTATCGCTTATTTGGCTTATGCTATGTGATCCTCTAAGACCTGAAAGAGATACTCTACCGCCCTCCTCCGCAGAGGTAGAGCCGTTACCTGATCTTCTTAAATGACTTACAAGGAATAAACTTATGCCTGTACGTTGAACCAATGACCTTAAATTTGTCATGGTCTTATCTATACATCTACGCTCATCCTGTACTCCATCAAGACCCGAGAGTAAGATGGATAAGTGATCAAGGAAGATGACCTTTGTTTCGAGACCGAGAGCCATATATTCGCAACGGCTATATATAACGTCAGGATCAAGACTCCCAAAGTGGTCGTACAAATATAGATTCCAATTAGCCAAGCTCCGATCATACGCATCTTTAAGCGTTTCAGAATCATGCTCTCCTATGTGTAATGCTTTACCCGTAGCAACAGACATTAGCCCTAAAGCTGTGCGTCTATTAGATTCTTCAAGGGCTATGTACCCTACTTTTATGCCATCGTTAAGGAAGTCTACACAAAGCTGGCGACAGAAGGTACTCTTACCTTGCCCTGTGCCCGCCGTAATGGTAGTCAATTCTGAACTACGCATACCGTGGGTTAGTTTCTGTAAACCCGCTAGCTTGTATTCATGATCGCAAGGTGTATTAGGTGTAGTTACTACTTCTAATAACGTTTTGCAATCAACAATACCGTCTGGCTGATAAGGATCAGCGTTATAAATAGCATGTCTAATTGATTGAGTATCTCTTGCTTGTAGTGCTTCTGAGGCATCTTTATATTCAGCTAACCGTGCAATCTTTACCTTACCCGCAGGTAAGATACTAGCTGCATCCTCGGCTGCTTTTATACCCGGCTCATCATTATCAAAGAATAAAACTATCTCGTCGTACCCTTGAAGGTAGGAGATTTGTTTTTGTAGATCCTTCTTAGCTGAAGCCGCGCCATGAGGTAATGATACATGTGCCCAGTTGGGGAAAGCTTCCCATCCTGATAGAGCATCTAGCTCACCTTCATAAATAGTGATCCGTTTACCGCTACTAGGAAATAGATGCTGACCAAAGAGAGTATCAGTAGATTTCCCTTCATATTTAAACTCTTTTAATTTGTTTTTTGTTTTAAATCCCTGTAGTGCCGCGCTGCTGCTGTAATAAGGAAAGCGGAGAAGTTCGCCATCCCTGTAGACTTTGTAGTATTGGCAGGTTGCTTCACTGATTCCTCGCTTTGCGAGTCGTTGGGCTTGTCCTTGAAATGTGACATTAGTATTCATAGTGGGTGGTGGGGAGTCGCCAATTGCATAGAACTGGCAACTGAAACAGTAAGTATGTCCATCCGTGTAGATAGCTTTGGCATCCGAAGAGCCACATACCTCGCACGGTGCATGACGTTGGAACTCGCTATCGGTCATATCAACCAATCAATAGGAATGGTATGGTACGCGCACCATTTGATGTCGTATCGGTCACACCACGTCGCGTACGTCGTTTTAGATTTTTTACTGATCTTTTTATATGGATCTTGAAAGACCATCCTGAGATCTATATCAGGGTTGTCCTTGATTACTGCACGTATCTTCCGGCGGTCTGCTGAATCCCAGTAACCCTTACACTCCAGAATTCTTCCGTTTGGCAGAATGACCTTTACTATTTGTACGCCAGATAACTTAAGGCTAGTTCCGTATGTGGTTCCATCACGCAATATGTAAGGCTTCTGAGTAAACCCTATCTTTACTTGACTACCTTCATAAACTGGTAGGTCTTCATTTGTTATTAACGTACCTTCTGTGTCTACTACGGGAGGCTTGTTCTCTTCTTTCCAACTAAACTTGACGATAAATTTTCCGGGGTAAACTTCTTCCCATGGAGTAGGTTTTAATGTTGCTCTATTAGGCTTGCAACTTAATTTACCTTGCGCCCAGTCAAGACAGTCTTTTCTTTCTTCCTCAAGCTTATTAACTATATCTTCGCCAACTACAGCCTTTAGGCTATAGCCAAACTTAGAAGGCTTAAGTATTGCGTTGAAACCAGATAAGATAACTGGCTCTTCAGTGATGTGGATGGTTCTTGTCATTAACAAAAAAAGTATGTTGAATCAATTACCTCGGACGGTTGAAGGTCTCCGATAATCGGCGGTTTGGTCTCTGCTTTGATTTCTCTAGCAAAGTTATTTAGGGGTTCGTTCTCTGCGAATAGATGCATATATGTTTTCCTTACCAAGGTGGAAAGGTATTGCATATCAGTCGCTAAACACAGGACAGAATCATGTATTGTTGCTATTGGTCTATCTCCAAACTCAGTAATACTGAGATGGAGGAGGGAAGCATCGTAAGAATGTATTAAATTGGGTGCAGTTGCGTTCTTGTGATGTTTAAGGTCAACACCTTTTTCTTCACCTGCAATTCTTATTTGGGTTTCACCCATTAATTGTGTCTTTATTGTTTTCGTCTTATGTTTCATAAGCTTCTGAACAACAATAAAACCACTAGGGGTTTCCCATTTAATAATTTTTGCACCATTTTTTATAGATTTAGATACCTCAGACTCAATCCAGCGCATAACTTTCATAGGTCCAGGTACTACGTCTTCCATAGCAGACCTAACAGCTTTAACGCATTGAGTTAGTTCGTCCTTATCTATCTTTATATCGTCATCTTTTAAGGCTTCTCTAATGTACGCCCGATTGCTGAAAGGCTTTGCGTTGTAAGGGATTGTCATAACGCATCTCTTACATTTTTTACGGTCCCAAGACATTCTAAGTCTCTCAGGAATATGTGGCTTGCTCTTTTCAGCTATGACTTTATAAGCATCTTGCGGCTTATCGCTACTGATGACGTTAACCATCTGTGCCGTGGACTTATCGCGAGCCATTCCTGCGAGGATTTGTAATCCTGAACAAGTAGCGTCGGTTGCCACGAAAAGATGGGTGTGAACTCTTTCACCTGTATGTATGGCATACCACTCCTCACATGCGGCGAGGAATTGCCATGGCTCGTCAACGTTCTCCCACTCGCCTATATACTTAAGTGGGTCAGTTGCGACCATACATATTCTGGTAAAGTTTTCAAAATCTAAACACCAGTCAATGCGTTCTTGCCATGAGGCTTTATCCAGCCCGAAGCAGGTGGCTACCTGAAAAGACAACCAGTCCAAACCTTCTTTCGTGATAGGCGCGCCCTTGTCGCTAATTAAGAGACTTTTACCAAAGTCAGTATCTTGAGGCGTAAGGAAGCTGGGAATCGGATATGCCCTTCCCCTATAGTCATATGAAAATGGCAAATACCAGACATCATCTCTGAACTCTCTGGCAATGTTCATAGTCATCCGAGTACGGCATGACTTCCTTGCTTCGTTAGCTTGTAGGTTTCTTTTCTCTCTTGCCTCCCTCTTCCACTCCGTACGTGACTCCTCGTTGGTGTCTATATCTAATGGCTTAGGTGGTATTACATGCTGTATTACAGGACGGAATTTTCCTACGGCAACTCCTTGCTCTTCAAGAACCTCGGCAACACCCATGGTAAAAGGGTTTAGACGGTATCCGACTTCTTGAATTTTATTAAGAAACTCAATAGGAATTTCTCCCTGTATTAGTCCCCCATACCCCCTTCGCACCATTTCATAGCAGCGAGTTAAATCATTGAGAAAATACCCACCATCTTGAAGCGTTGACCACCTCCTTGGTGGTATCAACATAGGTTTAGTTAAAGGACTATAAAGCTCAGCACACTTAACAATCTCTTCTTGATACTTGATGAACTTCTCGGTAGGTACCAGAGTTAAATATGTTTTAACCCCTTTTCTTACATTTAGCTTTTCAAAATACCCAGTCGATTCACATAAGCACTCCAATAACCATAAACCTATCTTTGTTTTGGTTGTTTTATCCCAACTACACCATGGAGTAATGTTACGTTTATGCATCAGGGTTTGAATACATTTACGTTTGTACTCCGTACCTTTGGAATCGTGCCAATAATTTCTTTTAAGAGTTTCTAATAACTCTGGTCCATGAGACTCATAATACTTAAGTTGAGCCTCGCCTTCTATTGCATGACCAACCGCCATAGCAATTGTCATTACATTGTGCTTTACCTTGCGAGGTGAAAACACATGGTCAAATGCAACTTTAGATACAAGCAATGCTTGAACTTCTGAGTCTATTGGAAAGGTATGCTTGCAATGCAAAGCAAAATCTTTTCCACATCCCTGCATTCGATACTTATCTTTCTTTTTATCTATATAACTAATTAAATCTGCCAGTATTTCACTTATTGCAACCGATCCATAAACAGTAGCGGACGCATAAGTCTTGTCCTCTAAATCCTTGGTGTTCTTGCGTAGTTTTTCTACTCCACCTCTTACCTGTTTACGTTCAAATGCGATCTGTCTCTCGACTTCAATTGGTGTCGGCATATGAT